GGGGCTGTGACGGTCAGGGTACCGCCGGAACCGCCACCGCTGGCACCAAATCCATATAAAGGCACTGCAATGCTCATACGTACACCTCCACCGTAATCGGAATGTCCACCGTGGGCTTGTCCTCAAGGCAGGTAAACGTCAGCACGTTGTCCGACCGGGAAGCGAAGCTAACCATGCCGCACGCCTCTTTCAGCGCAAGATTGGTGGCCGTGTCGCTTCCATACACCGGATAGGCCATAGCTTTCTTTGCGTCCGTCAGGCCTGTGATGGTCACAGACTGGACATACGGCGCACTGCCAGTCCACCCGGCAACGGTCAGTGTTGCGGAGACGGAAACCGTCTTGACGCCGGCAATCGCCGAATCAACGTAGTCTTTATGGACTGCGTCATCGACTGATACCGGGTCGGCCAGGCTCGTAATCCGATGTGCGCGCATTTCTATGGTTCCGTTCACGACGATGTCCCCGGTCACTTCTCCACCCGATGCCGCCAATGCGCCAACATCGGAAGCGGATAAATTGACGTTACCGCTGGAATTTGGGGCTACACCGCATACCGTGGATACTGCGCCGGTGCCGTCAATGCCCATACGGGAGACGGAGTAGGCATAAATCGGGGTTCCGGAATTGAACGTCATTGTAACTCGCGTCCACAGATAAGCGCCTTGTGCTACCGTGGGAATGCTGCCTTGCCAGTTCCCGGACGGTATAACATTCCCGGATGTGCTGGCTTGATATGTTACGGACTGACTGGTCAACAGAGCCGGGTTCCCGATGTCACCCTTTTCTCCCTTGATCTCGAACCACTGATACTGCGTCCAATCCGTTGGGGCAGTTGCGGAATTGCCACTGTATACGCCCATCCAGTTGTCAGGAAGAACACCGAAGTTATGAGAAGCTGCCGTCGGCTCCTGCGCCGCGTACCGAATCCAGACGTATGCGTTGTCGCCCTTGTCACCCTTTGCGCCGTTCGTGATGGTGAACGTGCTGTTGGTGCTGTCGTTGTAGGTGATACGGTACGTGTCTACCAGCCCGCTGGTGGAGACTTTGGCAATGGTTGAAATGCCCCTACCATTTTTAACGGGGAAATCAAAGGTCGTGGTGTCCGCCATGGTAATGCGGTATGTATCCGTCAGGCCGCTGGTAGACTGCTTCACGATGCTGCTGATACCGCCATGGCCGTCAGCGGCGGCGGTCAGCCAGTTCAGCAGAATTTGTCCCGTCAGCTTCTTTGCCGCGCCGTCCTGCTCCATGACGAGAAGGTCGGTTGCCTTTACCTGCTCGGCTGCAATCAGCTCGGATATTGCTTTATCTGCGATAAGTCATCCCTCCTCAACGTCAGTCTCTTTTTCGGGTGCAGGAGGCGCAGACAGCGCCTGCATCACTTCTTCAATGGCCTGCATACTGCCCAGCATCCTGTCCCAGTTTTCCCGCCCTGCGACCTGAACGCCCTCAAGGGTATTCAGGACTGCCCTAAGTTTCATTACAGGGTTCATTTTTACTCCTTTCCCAGCACCACACGCACTGCGCCGTTTTCCGGTACGATAGCGATTAGTTTCGTATATTGGGCGGCGTACTGCCCTTCCCACCACATCTGCACCGTCTCAGCGGGATTTGCAAATACCGTGGCAATCGTCGCCAGGGATTCCCCGAGAATACGGATGTTTATCTGCCCCGCCTGGGGGAAAGGGTTGAAGTAGTCGCAGTCGAATTCTTTGCCTGTTGCGGTTTTCAGTTTTTCCATACTTAAGCCCTCACTAATACAGTTTGTGATAATCCGTTTCCGTCCTTGATTGTTCGCCAAGCCACCTCTTTGTCTTTGAAATAGAAGCTCGACGCGAATAGTACGGAGGTATCAACGTAGCTTGCTGTATTCCACCCATTGAACACACCATTTGCAAAATCCGCATACCCAAGCGAGGTATTGATACCTCCGCTGGTATAGGCCGTGGATATGGTGTTGTAGCCGATTTCCGAGCCGTAGACACTGTGACTGGCAAGGCCTGACCCGTCAAGGTACCCATCGTCGCCGCCATAGTCAATCCTACCGGCGCTGACGCTTCCCCGGAAATAGCCATTCTCAGCGTACAGATTGCCGGTCGGCGTAATCTGCACGCCGTTAGCCTCAGAGCCGCACTGAATGCCGTTGACACCAATGTAAATACCCCGGCTGTTGGTGCCGTTCCAGACCTGATTGTTATAGCTTAGGTAGTCGGATTGGATATCAAAACCGCCGATTTTGCCGCTTAAGGCGGTGATCTTTCCACGGACTTCTGCGCCGGACTTGGCGACTTTGAACACCGTGGTATTGTTGGCATCGACCGTCCAGGAATCGTCAAGCAGCTCCCAGCCGAAGGACGAGCTGCTCCCGCCGGTTTTGGTCACCCGCGCGGAAATCTGGTCACTCTGAATGTCCAGCCGCGAGGTGAGTTCATCTCCCTGCGCGATACGGGCGGAGACTTCGGCGGAAATCTTGTCGGCCTGAACCTTGAACGTGGACTTCATTTCGGAATAGTGGCGTTCAATCTTGCGCTGCGTGGGTGTTTTGTACTCGTACTTATAATTGATTTTTTCGCCGCCGGGTGCGGATACATTCGCCGTGTACAGTGCCCCGTGGGAAATATTTTTGGAGTATATCCCGCTGTATAAGTTCCCGGCGGCAAATCCGTCTCCGATCTCCGCCGCCGGGTCGATGTGTGCACCATCGGCGGTATACGGCTGGTATTGAAAGCCTTGGATTCTCGATAGAATATCCTCGGCCATTTTCTGCGTACCCCACGGGCAGTCCAGAGTAAGTATTCGCCCGCTGTCGGTTCCGGCTGAGTATTCCATTTCATCTGACACTACAATAACGACTTTTGAATATCCGTTGAAAGTGTCTTGCTTTTCCAGCGACGAAAGCGATTTTCGGACATTGATCACGTCAGACAACGATCCTGTCACCTCCAAACGTAATGGCGTAGCCGTGGGTATCGATCAGGTAGCGGGTTTCTTTTGGGATATTCCAGAAGCATACCAGAAGCAATTCCCCCGATTCGCTCATGAGGAAGCACCCGGCATACATGGCGGCGATATATCCAAGATATTCCCGGCAAGTATATTCCGGATTGTACTGGACAGGATAGGCGTTGCGCATAATCTCCGCCGTCCTCGGGTCTACCGTCACGCCCATTGCCTGGGCAATCTCCCGCACAGCGTCTATATCCTTTGCTGGCCATGTCAATTTGCTGTCCGCTGGGTAATCCTGCTCAGCGAACAGAATAGCGTCGTAGCCGTGGATTTTAAGCCACTGCACATCGTCCTCGTCAGCGTCTTGGTCGATGGAATCCGCATAAAATACGCCCTGCGGGAGCCACTCGGAGCATTCGCCGTCATCGCTGACAAGCCTTACATAAACCGCAATCCGGGACATTCCTTCAATGTTCCCGGAGGGCTTCAGCATTTTAATGTCGCACTCCCGGCTTATTACATTCCCGACGGTCGGCTCGTTCCCATCGAAAATCGCGCCGGTAGTTTCTACCGACGCGAGGATGTTCATTCCGTATCCGGCATCTGCGCCGGAAGCCCCAACCAGAATGCGGGTGCCGCCGAACGTGATTCCATTTCCCCGTTTGTCCACAAGAAAGCCCGTATCGCCGATAGAAACCCGCGTTTCCTTCGTGTGGATGCCCGCAAGGATTTTTCTATACAGAGCAGATGTTTTCTGCATATTGCCTCCTTACTGCTCGATCAGCGGGAAGGAAATACCCGTCCATACCGATTCCCCGGTATCTGGGTCAACGTAGGAGATCGAAGCGGGAACGTTGTTGGAATAATATTGCGCCATCTGGCTCTCGTATAGCGGGTGTAGGTTCGTTTCCACTGTGACAAACTCCGGGTTTATCAGAGCCATAAGCGCAAGCTCTTCCGCGCGGTTCATATCCACGCACGTGATATCAGCCCGGTATTTCTGCGCCACCCGGCCACGGTGCATGGTAGCGTCCATGGTTCGCCCAGCGTTGGGGCTTTCCACATCGTTACGCTGCCATTTTATGCCGTCCTCCTGAGTGAGGTGGAGGATGTCCACGCCGTTGATTTTGAAATATGATTTTGCCATACTACACCCCCAATGCCCGCTGTGTCCGGCGCTGCTGACGGGTGATCTCAGGTGTCAGCACCCGCGCAAGGGTCGCAAGGTCGCCGGTGAACTTGATCGTGATTTCCTCGCCGGAACCGTTCTGCGAAAGCACCTCCGCAACAGCCTGTTTAATGGTTTCCAGAGGGGCTTCAACGTTTGTGCCGTTTTTCTGGTCGCCCAATACTGCCATAAACGGGGCATTCGGCGGAATCACTGCGCCCTGCGCCAAGTACGGTATCTGTGGAGCTGTAAACTGCGGGAGATTCCACCCAATATTGCCTATACCAGGAATGCTGATATTGAAGCTCAGCATATTAAACAAGGAATTGATGCCGTTAACAACGGCGCTTATCATTCTGTTGATAACGCCGATTACGCCATTGACCGCGCCTTTTATTGTAGAAACGATTCCGTCCCAAATGTTCCTTGTAGTTTCACGCACAGAATCCCATGTATTTGCAATTCCGTCTTTGATATCAGAAAGCGCAGTAGAAAACCAAGTTGTAACGGATTTCCACTTTTCGGTGATACCATTTAGAAGACCCTGAATGATATACCGGCCTTGTTCCGCCATGACGGTGGACGGGGAATGGATGCCAAATGCGGCGCAAAATCCATCAATGAATGGCTTAAAGATATTATCCCATACCCAAGTGCCAATGTCTTTCACAGCATTCAGGATTCCTTCCAAAAGCCCCTCTAATGTGAATTCGCCGTCCTCGTAGGCCACATCGTACCACCACTGTACTACTTCTTCCCAAGCGTCGTGGATAAGCCCCCACAAAAATGCGGTCAATGCTCCAAAAGCAGATCCAATTGCTTCAAATACTGCTGTGGCGACGCCGCCCCAGTCTACGTTTACAAGAAACGTTTTGACCTGCTCACCAAGAGCGAACCAGTCAATGCTTTGAATCGTCTCCGACATGGAATTGAAAAAGCTGATGGCGATATTGCTTGCAGCCTGTGCGAGCTGTGCCATATCCAAATTCGTAAGAAATCCGGCAAGCATTTCCAGCGCGATCTTAAATTTTGCCCACAGAAGCACGCCCAGATTTGACCAGTCTACGTTTGAAACTATGCTGTTGACGCTATCCGCAAGTCTACTCCCAAGCCCTGCCCAGTCAAACGTCTGAACTGCGGTCGCAAGAAACGTCATTGCCCCATCTAAAGCCTTGCCCATTCTCTCACCGATACCAGTCCAATCCGCTTGCGCAACCATACCGTTCAGTGCTGTCGTCAGTGTCTTCGCGGCATCCGCGAATTGCGCGTTTTTCAGTTGCTCGGCAACAAGTTGCGCCCAATCCGGGAGCGTGACATTCGCTGCCCCGCCAGACCCGCCAGCTCCACCGCCGGAATCACTTTCCGTATCGTTCAGGACATTCAACTCGTCAAACGACATAAGCTGCTTTTTTAGCTTGTCCGTTTCCTTTTTTGCGGCGCTTCCTGCGCTGCTGATCTGGTTCGAGGCGGTTTTCCCGGTCAAGCCGATCAAACTCAGGAACTTCGAAACATAGCCGATTGCGGAGGCTATCAGATTAACCACTTTTGTGATTATCGGCCCCAACACATTACCCAGCTGTGACCAAGCGTTTGAAAGCGTATTGGAAAGCTGCTGATTCTGTTCCATGAATGCGCTTACAGCCTTTCGAAGTATTCCAATAACCCCGCGAACCCCTAAAAGCGTTGGGATGAGCCTTTTTGCGCTGGAATATAACCCGCCAAAGGATTTTGAAATTGATTTGCTTCCGGTAAGCATTTTCCCGATGCTGGATGCCCCGGATTTCAGCACCGACGCGAACTTTTTTACCGCACCAGACGCAATATCCCACATTGTTTTGGCAACAGTTTTCGTAATGCTGGAAATTGCGCTAAATACGCCGCGGATAAGCTCGGCCTTCGATTCAAAAACGTCAGCGTCCTCTTGCAACCCATGGAATGTATCACGTACCCTTGCAATCATGGATTGCAACCCCGTAGCGGCCTGTTCCGACCCCTGAATAGATTCTTCACCCACGCTCGGCGTTGCAGCCCCCGCCTCTTGCGCAAGTTCGGAATATCTAGCCTTAACGCCGTCAAGTGCCATCTGCGTAGTTACAAGCGTTCGGTTATTCTTTTCAAGTTGCGTTTGAAGCAACCCGATTGCATTTTGCAGTGCCTGTATGCGCTCTACATTTTCGGGTGAATTTTCGAAAACGCCGTTGACGCCTTTTTTTGCCTGATTTTGTAGTGAAGTCAGTTCTTGTTGAGCCGCCTTAAGATTCTCCGCAAGGGAGTTCTTCGCAATATTACCAGCTGTCAGGTCTTCTTCGAGGCGAAGCATTTTCTTTTTCAGCCTGCCAAGTTCTTTGTCAACATCACCCGTTGACAGGTCTACAGAAATTACAACGGAACCGTCTGCCAAATTACCACCTTCTTCGCCATTGTGATATTAAAATCCACGCTCCGCCAAACTGCTAGTCTTCCTTGACACTTTCCCGCAAGCGTGATATTCTTTAATTGACTTGTAAACTTTATTTGGGGGGAATAGAATATGCCAAAGTACACAACAGCTACCAGCGATAAGAAAAAGAAAACCGCTCTGAAATGGTGGGCTATCGGATGCCTCGGGCTTTTGGGAATTGAGAATTTCTACGTCGGGAAAATCAAAAAAGGCATCATCAGATTTATTATCGGCATCTTTATCTTGCTGTCGCTCTATGCAATGGGCGGTGACTTCGAGGGGCGTGTACCGGTCGGCATCGTTTTCTGGGCAATCGCTTCTCTACCTAACTTCTTCAAGATCGTGATGGGTGTGTTTAGGGATAACGTCGGAGAACCACTAAGAGAATGATTTACCACCACCAACCCAAAGCTTGAGGGTGTCTTCCTCTTCGTCAGTAGTTTTTACCTTCAAATCAACCAAGCGCCTGTTTTTTTCATACCATTCTCTGGTTGCCTTATCCAGTTTCTTTCCTTTTGCTTTTTGGCTCCGAATGTAGAGCACATTTGAAAATGTGGAATCTCCTATTTCCATAAACCAACCGAAAAACGTCCACCAATGGAGGTTAGGGATTGCCCTGACCTCCGTATTTGCTACGCGGTTCACAGCTGGAATAATCAATGACGCATCCTGTTCCCAGTCAACCATACACGGGTGCTTTTTACCGTCGCTTTTCTGCCCGCAGTCAATAAACTCAGCCGCTTTCTGTAATGCCTCCTGCAAAGCATCTTGCGGAATTGTCCTCCATTCCGGGTACATTATCCTCAAAATAACATTTGATTTGCCGTGATCGTCCAAATCTGGGTCGTTCATGGCAATCAGAATATCAAGTACTGCCCGAAAATCGCTACGGATTTGGTAGTTCACACCACCGACGGTCAGTGAGGTGGGAAGATCATACACCATCATACTTTTCGGTATACTTTTTTACCGCGTCATCGGACTTTTTAGCACGCTTTTCGGATTCGGACTTGACAGCTTTTGCGATTGTATCCAAAACAACCATTGCAAACAAGTCTCCATTCGGGAGAACCGTTGCAGCCGAAACCTCCCCAAAAACACTATCTCTTGCGTCATAACCCAAGATATAGCAAATTTTTTCTTCCAATTCCTTGTTAAACAAGAGCACGCCCTCGATGCTTTCACCAGAAATATCTTCGTGCTTGCTGAAATACTCAGAAACCTCCGAACATCGTGCGGCAATGCTGAAATCAGCCGGATTCATCCGAAATGAAGAAAACGCATTTCCGTCTTCATCCGTGAAAGTGAAATTCAGTTTTCCAACGGAAACGTTGGTGTTGATGGTGTTGCTCATACAATATCCCTCCAAAGATTTCGGGGCGGCTCTCACCGCCCCGTATTTGCATCAGGTATCAGCCGTGAACGTAACGGTTCCGGCGCTTACCGCCGCAGTACCTACCGTGCGTGCGCCGCCGTATGTAATGTCCATCGGCATTCCAACAAAGCCGCCGCCCTCGCCGCCAAGGCTGGACGGCTTGACCATACAGGCGCTGTAGCGCTCTGCAAAGGCCGCCGTGTCCTTAGTACCGGCGTACAAATGCGCAATCAGCATATCCTGATTGGTCAGTGCTGCCACGTTCTGCTCCTTGACAGCCAGGTTCCAAATTTTCAGAACCGCAGCGTCTCCGGCGTCCAGATCGCACGGGTCAAAGGTCTGCGTGATGATGGGCTTTTTCATCGTGCTTCTGGTCGTACCGAGGATATCCTTGTTGGATTCCTCCTGCCAGTCGAATTCCATGCTGGAATCCGTGACGCGGCTGCCAAGCGGCGACCACACAGGAGCAGAGGTCGTTCCGGTGTTCAGGTACGCGATCAGCAGCTCACGGTCTACGGTCTGGCCGGATGCGGTATTAAACTCTAAATCTGCCATTATTTCACCTCATAAATCGTTTTTTGAATTGAACGGACAGCTGTACCATGTACATTGCCGTTCCTTCTTCGTCTGCACCGTACAGAACGCCGTTCTGCGCGGTAATTTTCTCCGCCCTCGGGTCATCCCCAAAGGTGGGGGCATTGCCCATAACGGACATTTTCTGCACCCACTCCTGAAAGTCCATGACCCAGCCCGCATTTTCAGATGCTCCGGTATCATCCCCCGGGGACTTCTCGAACACGTAGTACAGCCCGAAATTGTACTGATTGATTACGGTTGTGTTACCAAGGATATCCCGTGTTCTGGAAATCTCCACAAGCCCGGAGGGGAAAACACCGCCGTTGAATGGGATCTGGTCTGTGTAGTCAACATGGAAATCGCGGAAGATATCCGCGCCGGGGTACTGCCCGAGAAAGCCCTTGATCTTTTCCAGCGCCGTCATATTCCGCTCCTCCTGTTGATATAAGCCTGTAGGTCGTGCGCAATTTGGTCTTTCTCTGCCGCCATCATGCGTCTGTCCCAGAACGGTCCCGCCTGTTGGTTCTTGGTTGTGTCATAGTTCAAATCCCGATCAGTCGCTCTCAGCACGGTTCCTTTTCTGTACCGGTATCCAACTCCCGGGATGAAAGCGGGGCCTTTTCCGGTTTTGGCATTTACCATGACTTTGCCGTAGTACTGATACCGGGCGTATGGTGCCATAACCGTGATCTCTGTCGGGCTTGAAATATACTTAAGCTTCGTGGAAAGCACACCGGTTCGGAACGGCATGTACCGCGTTATCCGCTTGTTCACTATCCGGGTAAGCTGCATCTGCACATCGCCGGTTTTATTGACGCCAAGCCTTGTCAGGATGGTGTCGACGGGTTTCATATCAACCCTTATCCGTGTTTTCATCCGCCCGCCTCCACATGAACCAACTTGCCGCCCCAGTATTTGGGGTCAACGTACTTCACAACAACCAGTCCCGGAACCTTCACCGGAATGAAGGACGGCCACTGCGCCGCCGTGATTTCCTCCCCGGCACCCAGCAGCACCTTGTCCCCCGGATAAACGCATACCTCCGAACAGGGAATGACCAGCAGGAAGGAATTGACTTCCTTACTGCCGGTCTTGTCCACATTCTCTGTTTTTTTGTAATCCAAAAAGGCTTTATCGTGTACCGTTCTGGTCACTTTGTCGCCGTCCCGGTGGTATACCGTGACCGTCTGATTGCACAGCCGGTAGTCTACGGGGCAGCTGCGGCGCTTAATTCTCACCATAGCTAGCACCCCCGGTAGATATCGAGATACAGGCAGGCGCAGCGATACAATTCCCGCGACTGCCCTTTGGCGCTGACATCAACACTGTTCCCGCTACCATAGCTCACCGAAACGGAGCCGATAGACGCAGACTGAACAGCACCGCCCTCACCGTTGGTAATCAGATCAAAGCCGTGAATAGCCTCTGCCATGGCGCACACGGCAAGGGCTTCGGAGTTTTCCTCCGGCGCCTTTACCGTGTATATGCGCTTGTATCTTGCCAGCTGCGCCGCCGCACGGGCTTCACACGTGTTCCAGTCCTCTGCGGGGATAGCGTCGCCCCGAAAGCTGCTTATGTAAAAATCATAGTCAATCATCAGGGCGTCTCCTTTCCGTTACGCGGTCTTGGGTTTCAGGATAATGCCGTTCAGCGCCGCCGCCTTGAGCGTGTTCTTAAGCACGACACCGGCCACCAGCTCCACTTCGCCCTTCTTCACAGCGCCGGGGGCTTTCAGATCGGGCATATAGCTGTTGATGACACCGGTTCCGGTGGGGGAAATGCCGTGGAAACCGTCTAGGGCGATATTCACAGCGTAGATGCTGGAAGTACCGGCGGCGGTGGTGCTGGGGGTGGAGGTGTCGATGACATCCACGGACTTGGTGCCGTTGTAGTACATACCGGCGTCCATGATGGGGATATCGCCGAAGTACTCCACAGCCCTGCCGAAGTCGTCCTTCTTGCGGTCGTAATACCCCGCACGGCGGGCAGCCGCACGAACTTTCAGCAGCATGGCGGTGTTCATCAGCAGCAGAGAAGCGCCGCCGTCCACCATGTGGGTCAGCTGATCCAGCTGGTCAACGAAAGCATTGGCGTTGCTGTCCAGCTTGGTGGAATCGGACAGGTCAATGTCCGTAGCGAATTCGTTGGAGGTGCCCGCCAGAGCCTTTCTCAGGCCGTCGAAGGTGTTCGTGACGTACCCGGTGCCGGACGCGGCGGAGGTGCCGTTGATCACCAGATTGTGGAAATAGTTGCTGGTTGCCTTGATCTTCTGCTGCGCCTGGAATGCCAGCTCATCAATGGCTCCGGAGGTGCTCTGAATCACACGGTCGACCTGGAAGGAACCGCCCATGATAACGGCCTTGGCGGTCTTTTCCTCCCGCTTCGCCTCGCCTGCGGTGTATTCGCTGTTGATAGCACGGACAGCCGCGGTGGAGGGGGTTTTCAGCTGAATGTAACCGTAAGTCAGAGTAGAACCGCCGGTACCGGGGGAAATGGCGTTATCAAACACCAGTCTGTCCAGCAACAGAGAACTGCGCCGGAACTCGTCGACCACCTGCTGATCGACCTTGTCGGCCATGCCGACCTTTGCTTCTGCAAGAGTAATTGCCATAGTTAAAAATCATCCTTTCACTTCATGTTGTAATTTGCCCTGAGCGCACCGGCGAGGGTCGTCGGTTCGCCGTTAGGCTCCTGCTGCCCTGTACCGGTCTTCCCGGCATAGGGGGGCGGCGTTTTGCCGTCATCGAACAAATAGCCGCTGTCCTTCCGGAGAGCTTCCAGAGCGGCCTTAATGTCCGTTTCCTGGTTCTTGCTGCTTCTCAAAGTATCGATGTCCAGCAGCGCCCGGATCGCCTTGGTGCTTTTACCCTTTGCGCCGGTGATGGCGGCATCCAGGGCGTGGGAGAATTCCATATCCGCGATCTTCCGGTTGCTCTCGGCAATGGCATCGTTGTACTTCTTTTCCCAATCCTTGGCGGACTGCTTGATGGTATCGATGTCCTGCTCCTTAAAGCCGGAAATGGTCTTTTGCGCCTCGCTCAGCTGGCTCTTGATGGTGTCATAGTCAGCAAAAGGTTTCTTAGCCGCTTCGATATCCCGGCCATTCTCTGCCATGATCTCGTCAATGATCTCCTTGCTCAGGGGCTGGTCTCCTACCTTGAAATTCTGCAAAAACTCGCGTTTCATATACTTCCTTTCTCAGCTATGCTTTGTTATATGGGGGTTGCGTCCCCTGCTGTCGGCTTGTTTTACGCCTGCCACGGCAAAAATGGTATGAAAAAAGCAACCGTTCGGAAAACCCGAATAGTTGCTTCAATCAACTTGATTATAGTGGCACTTCCCATCGTGCCACGCGCCGCACCGCTCCTTCACGCATTCTGTGAATTCTGCGGTGTTGTGTTCTATCACCTGTTGTAAAGTCTGGTTGCCGATTTCGTCGTACTCCTGCGTCGTCTGCTGAACCAGATGCCTGTTCACTGTATAGGGGCAGTACACCATGTGTGTCATCTCCTTTTCGCAAGAAAAGAGAGCCATGTTCCCATAGCTCTATCGGCTTATCCGTATATTGCTTTTCTAAGGGTTCCTGCCGCATCATCCTCGACGATTTCAAATTTTCCGCCGGGGTGGTCAGGGTTTGCAATGGGGCGAGGGTTGTGTGGGTCGTAGAGATAATCTTCGCCGCTGTCATCAACAATTTGAAGTGCGCCAGAATCAGCGTCGCAGGAAAGAATCTCATATTCCTTCCCGTCCGACAAACCATCAATTCCAAAGCTCTTACCTATGTATCGAACACGCATATATTATTTTGCCCCTTTCAGTTTAATTTCATCAAGCGGAACACCCTTGGTATTCTCGTACCAGTGTACCACATAGTGATGGCTCTTTGCATATACCGTCCCTGATTTCTTCTTCCAGCCGCTTGCGTCCCCATAGTCAGGGTATGTAGCATACAGGCGCTTCAAATCCCGAATTGGTGTGCTTGTCCCGTCACCGGCCATTGTGTACACTTCAACCGCCGTAGCGCCCTTTGGTACAACTCCTTGGATTTTGGGAAGATTTACAGTCACAGTATGAGGAACCGCGGTATCTGCTTCCTGCAACTTTTTCGGCAATCCAGATTCCGCCTTGATTGTAGCATCGTTGTTGATAAATTGCAAGTTTTTCTCATTGCTTTCTGCCGTCTTTTCCGCAGCCATGGCCTGTTTTGCACCAAACCCGGGCATTTCCATGCGCTCATGCTGCATCCGCAGCCCTGCCGCTTCGGAAAAGCGCTTATATTCCTGATCCAAAACCTGGTACTTGATCTGATCGCGCTGTAAGTTCTCTTTGTCCCCTGTGGCCTCATCAACCAGAATCCTGCGTTTCTGCTTCCGGATGGCGGATTCAAGCCGCCGCTGGCGCTGGGTAGCCTCATACGCGGTGTAGTGCTTCCCGTCGTAGTCAATGCCTTTTTCGTTATCTTTCCTGAATTTGTCCAGTTCCTCCGGCGTGTATTGCGGAGAATCAACACCCAGAATAATCGGGAAAGCCGCATGTCCGCAGTTCAGCGTACCGATACGCCGCACAAGGGAGTTATTCAGTTTCTCGTATTCTGCGTCACTGTACTGCCTGCCCTGAATCGGCTCATGGTCGGGGGCGCTGGCCGCGTGAGCGGATATCTCCCAGCCGTCACAGCCGAAATCATCGTGGGTCTGCTGGCTGATCTGCTCCTGCATCAGTCCCAAGCCGCCCATAACGCTACGCCGAACAGCGGCTTCCATGGAGGTATGAACGCCGGATTCATAGTCGATTGTGACAATCCCCTTTTCTGCCAGATTCCGGGTAGCCTCCCGGATAGCGGAGGCATAATCCTGCGCCCCCGTCGAAACCTTCGTAAAGGCGAAATCGCAAGCCTGTCTGTAGGCGTCTGTAAGCCCCACAGCCTTCCCATTTGGCATGACAGCACCCATTGTCTGGGTGATATTGCCCAGCTCAGAATCGGCAAGCTGCACCGCCGAAGACACAATCTGCTGTAAGACCTCATTGCTGCGGAATGGTACCGCCTGTACATAGGGGTGTTTCCGGATGTCATAACTGTATCCGGTTTCCCCGGCCTGTTCTATCAGTCGCCGAAGCTCCCGGTGGGATACTTTCAGCCGCTTTCGAAGCTCCTTTTTTAACTGCCGCTGAGAAATACCCAACTGTTGAAGTCTCCATGTCTGATAGGCCGCCGTGCTGCTGAATTGGCCAGCTTCCGCAATTCGCCTTGCAATATCCTGAATCAGGAACTCTGTCACCGGGGCAATGAGCTGCTGTGCCTTATTTCCAAGGGCTTCAATCTGGTCAGCGGTCAGCACAGTTATTCACCGTCCTCTACGACTTCCGGCATGTACTTCTTCCGAATTTTCGCCAACTGTGCTTCCGTGTCCTTGGGCATGTTGAATTTCCACCCGAGTGCAATCTCAGGTTTCAGCAGCCCCGCCGCGACCATGTCCTTGTAGTCAGCCCAGGTCTTTTCCTCATCGAACAGAACGCCGTTGCCCCAATCCACGACAATGGAATCATCTTCCACGTCGTGGGCACCTGGTACGCGGTACATCCGCCCCAGAACGCCGCACAGCCTGACGGCCTCTCGCAGTGCGCTTTCCCACATCTGCTGAAAATCGATAATCGTCAGGTTGTAATCGCCCTCAGAGGACGTCACCTCGGTAGCCGTTCTTTCTGCGGCCTCCACCTCGGACAGCAGCCCGCGCTTTAAGCCTATCACGTTCTCCACATTCCGGAGATATTCCGTTTTTCTGGCAAGATACGACTGTTCCCGCAGCGCCGGGGAGAAAATAGTGATGCCTATATCGTCGGGTGATTCATCCACTGCGGTAAATACGCTTGCGGACAAGTTTTTCCGCCCGCCGACCTCGTCAACCTCCAGCATATCCGCGCTGGCAATAATCCGGCTTTTTCCACGCTCAAACTCTCCGTTAATCTGTGCCTCGTTCCGGTTGATATTTTCAATCAGGCCGACAACCGCGTCATAAACGGATACCCCGTCGGGGCTGCCGTCCACACTGTTGTCAATCGGCGTTTTCAGCCATGCAACGCCGACGCTTCCCAGTGGCTCAGGGAACGTGTATTCTTCTGCGAGTTCCGCATACTGTGGCAACTCTGTAAGCGCAACAGCCTGCCCCAAACTGTTCTGGTCGTTCGACCGATACAGTCTGTTGGTAATGGTCAGATACCCGCTATCGTCCACCGTGCGCCGTTCCAACAGTGTGTAATAGAATCTGTCACGGATGCTGTGTTCTGCCATGCCGATGTCGGTCATATTCCCGTCCCCGTCCCGGCCAAATACCAGAATGTTCGGTCTGCTCACAACTGCGAAGCGGAAACCGCTGGCCGTCGGGATAGGCTTTAATCCGCTTTCTCCGCCGATCAGGGCTTTTTGCATGGCGCTTTTCTTTTTCGCGTCTGCCGCGTCGAGGATTTCGGAAACAAACGCGTCTTTGCTGGATGCCGAATACTCCGAAAATGCCGTCTTTGTCAGTTTACGGACGATGGTATATGGAATCCGCTGGCACGGGTCATAATCCGGGGTCGCGGCCTTCTCATAATACAGATTCTGCCACCTCTGGATGGCCTTTTTCATTTCCGGAGACGTCATGTCAACAGCGCGAAACGCCATTTCATAATCACTGTTCGGATAAATCACGCTTTTCTCCTCCTGCGTTGATCGTGATGCGCCGCAGCGCACGCGTGGCGTACTGCAATCCCTGTATATAGGCGTTCAAAGTATCCACTTCCGCCCGAAGCCGCCGATTTTCCGCTTCAAGCGTCCTGATATCGGCTTGCAACGACGCTTTCGCCCAAATCGGAGCCATATCCACGATCCATTTACGAATCCGTTTCCTCATCGCAAATTCCTCCAATAATCTTTCGTGCCTGGTGGTTTCTACGCATGACGGTCGCGCAGAAATACCGGATATCATCCATGGCATGATCGTTTTCCTTCACAGGCTTATCCACTTCTCCCTTGTCGTCCCAGCGGTACAGGCCAAATTCCCGAATCGCGTCCTTGCAACCAGAGCCGATTTTGATAACACCAGCTTGGAGCATCATGGCCGTCAGGCGAATACCGTACATAACATCATTCTTCGCTTTCCTGACGGAGAAACGCTTGTGTGAGCGAATGCAGGCAATAAAAGAGGCCGCAGACGGGTCAACCACAATGTGCCGGATATCCCTGTCACCGGCTAGCTGTTCGATTGCCCGGTAGTATTCCTCATCCGTTAGCTGTCGTTGCTGTTCCCTGCCGGAATGATAAAATTCCGCAACCCGGACAGCAACGCCGTCTCTGACGCACCACAGGCCAGCAGAGAATGGGTTCAGTGTTCCATAGTCACAGGATATATACCACTCTCCACATTCCGGCAAATCGTCCGTGACGTGCCTCTCTGGATCGAAGTCGTATACAATCCCATCGGCCAAGCACCACTCGCCCATAATGTACCGGCGGTAAAACACGCCTGTGTACATAGCCTCATATCTGGCAAGCGTTTTTTCTGAAAGTGACGGATTATCCGGCATTGTAAAATGCAGATACAGGGCGTTCCGCTCACTGTAACGCTTAACCCAGTTTACATAAAACCAATGGTTGGGATTGTCCGGGTTGCAGGAAAACCACATCCGCGCCCCATCTACAGAGCATCTTGCAAGTGCCTGATTCACAAAACTTTCAGGCATGAGCGCCACTTCATCCAGCAGAACACCGGCCAGTGTGCGCCCCTGAATCAGCATGAAGGAACTTTCATCCTTGCCGCCGAACACCTCGAACCAATTCACCACAGAGCCGCGCTTGATTTCCAGCAGCTTATCCGAGCGCCGCCAGCGGATTATGTACCGCTCTTTTGCGTAGCTCATTGAGATATAGGGAACAATAATATTCTTTGTGGCGGAATCCACAGTTTTGCCGCAAATGCCGAAGCGTTGCCCGCTGAACTCGCGCATAGCCCAATCTATGAAAGCTACCATCATGATGGAAGTTTTGCCCGAACGGACAGCGCCATCACAAATCAGTGCATCGTAGTTAGTATATGGAAATGCAAGGATTTTTAATTGCTTCTGTGAAATCACTGCTTTTCCAACTCCCCGGCCAATTCTTTGAGGCTCCTGCTTAAATCGTCTTCTTTCGCCGTATCCCCCGGCGCACCGCTTATGGCCGCCCATTTGTCAATCAGCGTGCCGATCGCCGTGGTGATTTGTGCGGGGCTTGCATCCGCCAGCTTTCCCGGCTCATTTAGCGCCTGTAGCCCCTTGCTGATGATCTCGCACACCATGCCACGCTGTGCTTCCATGTATGCCAGAATATCAGCGGTATCTTGCTCCTTTTTTCGTTTCGCCTTTTCCGTGAAATCGTCGCATTTAAGTACAATTCGCTTTACGCTATCATCGGAAACGCCGTTTGCTCTCGCTGTGGCTCTGTAGTTGCCTAGCCGCAAATAATCGGCAATAATTTTCTTCTTTTTCTTATCCGTTATTCGCTCAGCCATAGCACCACCGCTCATACAAAATAATTGGCGCGAGGCCGATTCAAACGGCCTTCTGTTGGGGAGAGGGTACCCGAATCGCTGTCTACCGCGCCATGCAAAAAGAGGCTCAGGAACAATCCCAAGCCTCTTTTCATTTTCTTCATGGTACTATCTTAGCACACCTTTTTGGCTTTTTAAGGCAATCTTTTGATAATTCTTAAGCCCATCCGCATCAATTCTATTCAGAAAATACGCAGTTAGCAAGATAAAGTCCCCATGATAATCTATCGCAGTATCATAGCTGATGCTCAATTTCACCGCCGCGCCGCTGAGTGTGTGGCTTTTCTTCCAAAATACCAGATCAATCAGTTTCAGCCTATCCGTTCCCGTTTTCAGCTGAGACGTAAACTTGATTGCGCTAGTTACGGCATTGAGTTCTTCTTGTTCAGCCTTTGGCAATTCCCGCAACGCTGCCTGCGCAGTAGGATTTGATATGTTCCCTCCACCGGGCATACCCGATATACTGGCAGTTATGGGCGGCTCGTGCAAGTCCGCATATTCCGCCTTCAGCCCCGGATACGCCCGGATGACATTCTTGATATATCCCCACCATCTGTATCTCGGCTTGCTCACATCGTTCCTCCTTGCATATCTTATTAAATCCCTGTATAGATATACACAATACACACAAGATATAAGATTATATATTTAATATATACTATATGGACGAATATGTAATTGCAGCACTTTCCGCCATCGTGGTACCCGAAGAAATACCGGCATCCGGCGCAATACTTCCTGCCGTCCTTGTACTCCACATTACCGCCCCATTTCCTTATCCCGCGTCAGTCGCCGCTTTCTTATCCCGGTATCTCCTTTTGGCGGCTCTCTGGGCGTGGGCTTTCTGGCACTCCAAACTGCAATAGATTTTCTGCTTGATCTTGCCCTGCGTGAATTCCTTCCCGCACTGTGGGCAGACCTTAACAATGCCCTGTGGGGCTTCCACGTCCTCTGTATCGGCCTGAATTGGTGGATGGTATCCGTGCATTGCCATGTACTTGCCATAGCTCGTCCCGGCCTTCTGGGCGGCTATGGAGCACAGGGTAAGATAGTCCGGTTTTTTGCTCATGATTCCCTCCGATCACAAATTCTTACAATATCGGCAATGTAATTTGCCTCGTTCCAGGAAAGCAGAAGCTTCCCCATCAGCAGTTTGATAAAGCGCTTACGTGTCATGCGTAGCTTTTCTCCTTTCTCCGTAGCTGCAAAAGCCGTTCATTTCCACGCAAACAGCCTCGCCCTTGTAACCTCTGGCATTTGGGTAAGGCTCGGTATGCAGCATACACATAGGGTTTTCGTCTCCCTGCCGGTGGATGCAGTCCCGGCAGCGGACGGTATGGAGCGTTTCAATGAACCCGTCTGCGAAGCCGGCATCATACCCCGCCTTGTACTGCCCTCTGTCATATTTCAGAGCTTTCAGAAGTTCTTCCCGATTCACCCGGATACCAATTTTTATAATCGCCTGTACTACGGCATCTCCGATAGCATCTTGGAAGTCGCTTAAATTCAAGCTGGCAGGTGGTGTGTAGCCGTTAAGTTCTTCCATTTTCATCCACCTTTCGCTCCCAATGACTGCAAAAATCATTGCCGTCTACCTCATTTGGGGACATGCCCTGCTCATACGGCCAATGATAGCAATACCCAAATGGCGCTCCTTTATTGTCGGGGTACGTACCTATTTCCTCAAATGACGCGCAGTACCGGCACCTTACCACGGGGACGGCATCCACGGTTGGAGCCTCGTCAATATCCTGGCAATAAACAAAATATTCGCCATCGTCAGGGTCGGCAAACGCCTTTCCCTTAAGTTCGTCTGCATCAATTAACCGCATAAAAATCCTCCTTCCTCGGCATCTCTTTCAGCCACCGCCTGACGGCAAAGAACCGATTGCGGGACGGCTGATTCTTCGCCCACCGCTCAATAGCGGCGGCGTAAGCAATTCTAGCGTTAAGGCGCTGACGGTGTTCTTGTCTTTCACTCATTCCCCTGCACCTCCTTCGGCGGTTCGGGCAGCGGCATCCAGTGGGTGATGTAGCTTGCCCACGGTTGAACATCTTCACTGTCGATCAGAGCGTTTATAACCGCGCCTTCGTCCATGCTCCAAACCTTCTGCTCGTGGCAGTAGTCAGCAACCGTAACCACCGCATTTTCGTCCATATCGTCCCAGATGTCCCGATACCTGTATCGGCATACTACGATGTATTTTGCCAGACTTCATCGCCCTCCGGCAACCTCTCACTGCACGGAATCCACCGTGTCCGCTCCAACGCCTCCATTCCCATCCGGCAAGCCTCATTCACGGGGTCTATACTTTCGTAATGCTCCCGGTGTTCCGGGTCAAGAATTTCAATCGCTCGGTCAATTGTCATGGTTTTCATCCTCCAAATCCATTTTTGCACCGCAGTCGGGGCAATAGTCATCTTCAAAATAGCATGACTTTCCATCGGTTGAAACAAAACATCCATTGACAGTTCTGGTGTTTTTGCAATGGGAACAAGTTATATCAGTCTCACCCGTGCTATCATCGTAGACACACTCCCACCGCCCATGCACTACCGGTATAATGTCTGTGTGTAGTTCTGTAATCTCGAATTCCTCTGCAAGCCAATTAAACACATTATCAAGGCAGTACGAACCAAATCCAATGTGACATTCTCCGTCCGTTGGGTCAAAGTACCAGATGTTGTAGCACGGCTTTTCAGGTGTTCCTTCCACGACGATTCTGGCGAATGGTGTTTTTATCTTGTGTTTGCGCTCATCCGCACTCGCCGCCTCCCGGCTTATGTAATCATTCATTTTTCAATTCCTCCAAACTAATCTGCCCATCAATGGGCGTATTGTCGGCCTCTTTCCGCTTCCGTTCCGGGACGACTTCTCTCACAAGGGGCTTGCGGCTTATTGCCCGATTGAATGCCC